TTAATGAGAAAAACATTATTGATATTGTCGGAGATACAATTGGGACTTTCTATTACAACAAAAGGATTGCTGATTATCTGTGGAGATATTATAAAGGCGATCAGCCGGTGTTGTATCGAACAAAGACCATACGTAATGATGTAAACAATAAGATTTGCGAAAACCACGCATATGAGAGTGTGCAATTTAAAGTTGGTCAGTCTTACGGAGAACCGATGCAGTGTGTCGGAATCGTTAAAGAAGATATAAACGAGGTTGTTGATAAATTCAACACCTATCTGAGACTGGCGCATAAACATGCAAGAAATATTCGATGTGGCGAATGGCAGTCCGCAACAGGAACAGGATTCTTGGCGGTACAATTCGTAAAAGACAAAAAAGCAAATGTGCCATTCCGCATTACGGTGCCAACACCGATGAATACTTACATAATCTACTCTTCTATTACGGACGAGCCACTTGTAGCCGTACAGGAATTAAAAAACGAAAAAGGGGAATGGTACAAAGCGTGTCACACGGCCACACATCAGTGCAAAATACTGAATGGGAAATTAAAAGACTGGGAACTTCACGCTTTTGGCGGTATTCCGATTGTAGAATACCCAAACAATTTCGAGAGAATTTCAGATATCGAACTGGTAATCAGTATGTTTGATGCTCTGAACGAGATTCAGTCCAACAGAGCGGATGGAATTTCTCAATTTGTTCAGTCATTTATCAAGTTTGTCAATTGCACGGTTGACAAAGAGACGTTCGAACAGATGAAAATGAACGGTGCATTTGTTGTAAAATCCAACAATGCTGAAAACAAGGCTGATGTCGATATCATGAGCCAGGAATTGAACCAGACGGAAACACAGGTTGCAAAACAAGACCTGATGGACAATATCCTGCAGATTCTTGCTATTCCGAAACTGGAAGGAAACACAGGAGGGGACACGCAAGGAGCCGTCCAACTTCGTAACGGATGGGACATGGCGAAAACCCGTGGAAAATTAAAAGACCCTATCATTCAAGAATCTGAACAAAGACTGAATGAAGTAATCCTGAACATTATCAGGGTTCAAAAAGGGAAAGACGATTGTCCTCTTGATATCAGCCAGTTCGAGGTTACGATCAATCACAGTCCAATGGACAACATGCTGGTAAAGGCGCAGTTCCTTGACTATTTGCTGAAAGATGGCGTACATCCGAAAATTGCATTTGAAAGAAGCACTCTGTTTGCAGACAGTGAAAAAGCATACAATCTGTCAAAACCGTATCTGGATGTGCTGTATAAGACATTGGAAGAAGTGAAAAGAGCGCAGAAACAGGTGGTTGAACAGCAACAGAATCAGAATCAGATAAAGGATAATCAGGAATGAGATATCACGACATTACGAAAGATGATATGAAAAACGGGGACGGCTTACGGGTTGTCCTCTGGATGTCCGGGTGTTCCCACCACTGCCCGGACTGTCAGAACCCAGTTACATGGGATTCGATGGACGGGCTGCCATTCGATGCGGATGCACTTCTGGAAATTGAGGAACAGCTTCAGAAGGACTATATCGAGGGGATTACCTTATCAGGCGGTGATCCAATGTATATTGGAAATCGGAATGACACGTTAATATTGTGCCAATACATCAAACGAGTGTTTCCGAAGAAAACAATCTGGATGTACACCGGGTACTGGTATGACGATATCAAAGATCATGAAATCATGAAGTATGTAGACGTTCTGGTAGACGGAACATTCGTCAAGGCACTGAAAGACAATACATTGAAATGGCGAGGAAGTTCCAATCAGAGGGTTATCAACGTACCGGAATCAAGACAAATGGATAAAATATGTCTTTTATGCGATTAAAAGATAAATCAGACAATCACAGATCATGTGGTTGTCTTTTTTATACAAAAATGCATTCTCACGCGTTAGATGAGAAAAAGTTAAATCCATGCTGATAGAACAGCGACAAAAAATGTAGATTACACGGAGGTAATAACAATGACAAGAGAACAGGCAAAGAAAAATTTGATTGCATTAGGGATTGCAGAACCAACGGAAGATCAGGTTTCTAACTATCTTAATCAGTTCCATGGCAATGCAGAACCACCAACACCAAATCCAGTCCCAAATCCAACACCGGCGCCAACCCCACAGCCAGCACCGCAGCCGAACCCAACACCAACACCAACACCGGGAAATGCAGATCTGAATGAAATAGAGAAGCTACAAAAACAGATTGCAGATCTTCAGAAAGAAAATGTCAAAAAAGATATTCGTGCATATGCAGCTGAAAAGGGACTGACAGGGGAACAGACTGAAAAAATTCTCGGTGCATTACAGGACGATTTAGAAGTTGCAAAAACTGCAATCGATTCCATGTCACAGATTATCTCTGATAAAGAAACTGCCGCAGCTCAGAAAAAAGAACAGGAAATCGCCAAAGGAAGTATGAATCCGGGCGGTGGAACTGGCGGCACAAACAAAGGTGATGAGAAGCCGGAAGATGTGAAGAATGCTGAATCCATCTATTTTGGCGAAAAACAGGGTGAACAGTCTATGAAAGACTATTACCTGATGAAGTAAGGAGGACAACATGGGAAAACCAATTGTAAGAGAGTTTACACAGGGAAAAGGAATTTTGAAATTTTTCCCGTATGAGGGCGCAGCGTGTGTGATTCCACAGACTGCGGTAACAGTAGCTGACGAAAATGGAATGAAGATCGTAAAAGCTGGAACACCGTACCCGTCTAATGATGCAAAATGCCTTGGATATCTTCTGGAAGATGTAGATGTTACTCAGGGCGATGCACCGGGAACATATGTATACCAGGGAACTATCGACTGGGAAAAGGTAAAAACACTTTCACCAACCA